TCTTGGCATTATAAAAGAAGGTATAATATTTTCCACTAGAAGGAACTTTACCACCTTCGGATAAAACACTGATTAATTCAGTCATAATATCATCAGGTTTTTCGATACCAATTAAATTATCAACAACACCACGCACACGATTATCATTATCTTCTGTTGGATTTCTTCTTTGTTGGAGTGTCTTTCTTGGCATTACTTAATACCGAGTTCGTTTTCTGTAAGGACCTTAAACTCATAACCATGATCTAAACACCATTCTTTGGCGGCATTCCACTTTGCCTGATTTTTAGCATACTCAACGACTTCATAGATATAACCTTTTGTCTTTCTTTGTTTGACTTTAGGTTCGATACACTGCTTAAATGGTTTGATTTCAATAATCATTTTTTTAATCATACCATTTGATTCTTTGACTTTAATATAAAAGTCTGGAAAGTATCTGTGGTATCTGTTATCAATGGGTGATCGATAGGGAACAATAACTTCTTCACTTCCCCATTCTAAAATATTCTGGTTATTGTCACAATAAACCATGAATTTTCTTTCCCATAAGGAACGATATACGATGTTATTGGGATCACCCTTATACTTTTTAGGATAAGATGGTTTATATTTTCCCTTATAGGACATCTAAATAACTAATAATAAAAGACCATATAGGATATTTAGTGTGGCAGTAAAACCTATAGTAAAATTCATTAGAAACTCTAGAGGTGGAGATGGTAATGTAGATCCTCAACGTTTATTTGGAAATTTAGCACAGACTAATCACTATCAAGTAGATTTTTCATCTCTTGGGGTTTCAGATTCTTCCAGGTTTGGAACTTTTGGTGGTCAAGGACTTTTGGATCATATAGAGTCTAAGTTTGGAGTTAATTTAGATTTTATTTCTCGTAATTCTGGTCTTCTTTGTTCTGAAGCATCATTACCAGGAACTAGTCTTGCGACGGCAGAAGTAAAAGACAACTTTATGGGAATATCGCAAGAATTTGCCCATACGAGATTATACACTGACTTTGATTTTACTTTTTATGTCGATAATGATTATAATAATTTGAGATTTTTTGAGGGATGGATTGATTTTATTTCAAGTGGTAGTGAAATTAATGAAACTATGCCTAGCACAGGTAGAAACGGTGATGGAGCACTTCCCTCACAATCTAATTACTATCGTAGAATGAGATATCCCGATAGTTATAAGTGTCAGACAATATCAATTACTAAATTTGAAAAGAATTTTGGACCTAGAATGACATATTCATTCATGAATGCATTTCCAAAATTAATCAGTGCAGTTCCCGTTTCTTATGGTGGTGCCGATGTATTAAAAGTGAGTGTAAGTTTTAATTATGATCGATATGTTATAGGTAATAATGGATTTTCTAAAGGAATTCAAGGTTCTTTTGCTGATCCTAAACAACAATCTTCGGAATTACAACAAGTAAAACGTAATACACTTGAATCTTTAACTCCTCCGGCACCAATAACAACACAAACAAATCCAACAAATCCAACAAATCCATTAGTACCTATAACACCAACACCACAAACACCAGAAGAAATAGCAGCAGCTGCGGAAGAAGCAAGATTAAGATCTGCTGCAGCAAATAAGCAGGCGCAAGAAGAAGCAAAGTTGGCAGCACAACAACAAAGAGAATCTGCGGAGGCTGCTGCAGGAAATCCGTTTACTAGTGGAAGAAATTACGGAATTCCAGATGGAGGAGAAAGATTCTTTACAGGATCTGATGGTCTTAGTTATAGAGCCAAACGAGTTGGTAATAATGTTTCAATCTACAAAGACGGCCGTTTTGAGTTACTAACATTTGGTCTAGCTGCAAATGCAGGTGATGTATTAATGACATCTCAAGATAATCGAGGAAGTGGTAATATTTGGCTCTGGACTGATCTTAAGGAGGCATCTGAAAAAGGAGGATTAACTGGAAGCAATTTTAGGGACGGCATCAGCGCAACGACTGGCAGTTGATGAACATATGATAAAATAAACCCCTCTAAATAAAAATAACTGAATTATATTAATTACTATGCCTTTACCTAAGATTAATACTCCAACGTATGAGATGACGTTGCCTTCCACAGGAAAGAAGATTAAATATAGACCTTTCCTTGTGAGAGAAGAAAAGATTTTAATTCTGGCAATGGAATCTGAAAATATGACAGATATTACCAATTCCATTATACAAATTCTTTCTGATTGTATTCTTACTGAAAATGTAAAAATCGAATCTCTTGCCACTTTTGATATTGAATATTTGTTTCTAAATGTAAGAGCAAGATCTGTTGGAGAAACTGTTGATGTGAATATTACTTGTCCTGATGATGGTGAGACACAGGTAGAAATGTCGATTGATATTGATTCAATTAAGATTCAGAAGACTAGAGGTCATAAGAATATTATTAAACTAGATGATGAACTCTCAATGAAACTTCGTTATCCTTCATTGGATCAATTTGTTGAGAATAATTTTGAGACCGGAGAAGTTGTAAGTGAAGTTGGACAATCACTTGCAATGATTTCATCTTGTATTGAGATGATTTACAATCAAGAAGAAAGTTGGGAAGCATCCGAATATTCGAGAAAAGAACTTGATGAGTTCCTTGAACAAATGAACACAAAACAATTTAAACAAATTGAGAAGTTCTTTACTACAATGCCAAAACTTTCTCATAAAATTGCAGTAAAAAATCCAGAAACTGGTGTAGAGTCTGAAGTTATTTTGGAAGGATTAGCAAGTTTTTTCAGTTAGGTATGGCTCATACAAGTCTTGAGTCATACTACAAGATAAATTTTGCCTTGATGCAGCATCATAAATATTCATTAACAGAACTAGAAAATATGATTCCGTGGGAGAGAGAAGTTTATCTTGCTCTACTTCAACAATATATTGAAGAAGAAAACCTAAAGGCACAACAGCAAAGTGGAATCTAACTTAAGTATAAAGACAACAGATACTCCAAAGTTTAATATAAAGACTGTTTCATCGGCAGTCTTTGGAAAAGAAGATAGTGCTGGAAAAAGTGGTTCCGGAGAATCTCTCAAAAATATTCATAAGACACTAAGTAAATTATCTGGCCATATAAGAAAATCTCTAGTTCGTATTAAGGCATTAGAGTTTAATTTATCAAAAATAACTCCCAAAGTTGAAGAAACAGAAAAGAAAGTAATAGTTAATGCTGAAAAAATTACAAAAATTAAAAATATAATAAAAACACAGAAAAGTAATATAGGTGAAAAACTTCCTGGTAGTAATAAAGATGACTTAACTAAAAGTCTTATAGAAACAAATAAAATTCTTGTTAAAATTCAAAAAGAACTTATGAGAAGTTCTGCATTGAGATCGCAAGGTGGAAGAGGTGAAACTGATAGAGAAAAAAGAAGTGCATCTAAAGCAAAACTCAATAAAGAAGAGAGTCAATTAGAAAAATCATCTAGAAGAATACAAAAATCTGTAAGTGAAAAGTCAAATGAATCTTTAGCACCGGTCAAGGGAATCTTTGGCCGTATTATGGACTTTATTGGAACTCTTGCACTCGGAATTGCCGCAAATGCAATATTTGAATGGTTGAAGAATCCGGAAAACATGGAGAAAGTGAAGGGGTGGTTTAATTGGATTAAAGAAAATTGGGGTTGGGCAGCTGCCGCAGTCGGAGCAATTGCATTATTTCCTTTGATAGGAGCTATTGGTGGATTGATAGGATCATTGGGATTAATGATGCCACTATTTGCTGTGGCAGTTCCATTCCTTGCAAAAGCACTATTGATTGCCGGTGCGGCAGTTCTTGCATGGAAAGGATTAGAAGCAGGATTTAAAGCAGCAAGAAATCAATTGACTGGTGGCACACAATTTAGTGCCGCACATGATATTCTTGACAAAAAATTAAAAGATGCCGGACTTGACAAAGACGGAAAGAAAAGAAGTAAAAAATCTGGTTTGGATGTATTGGGAGTGTTTAGAAAAGAAGAGAAAATGACAGATGAAGAACAAGCAATTTCTCAAGAAGTTTTATCAAAGAGAAAAGAACTCAATACTATGAGAGATAATATGAGAGGAGAAATCCGTGATAAACATCGTAGTATGGATAATGACTCTGGATTGAGTGGAATGTCTAGTAATAAGGATGTTGGCAAACATAATCAAACTAAATCAGAAGCAGAAAAAGAAATTAGAGAGAAATATTCGGAAAAAATTTCAAAAATTGTTCCAATAGATTTTAAGACTGATACAACTAAAGTCGAAGCAAGAGCAAAGGGTGGTAATATAAAAGCAGGAACACCTTATCTTGTAGGTGAAGAAGGCCCAGAACTTAGAGTATTTGCTAGTGGTGGAAGTATTGTTAGTAATCCAAAAACGAAAGAAATAATGCAGAAAAGATATAACAATATAACTTCTAGAAAAAGAGGTCGTGGAGGAGTAAATATAACAACTCTTCCAACAATTGCAAATCAATTACCACCACCAGAAATGCCAGATATGGGTGTTGGAGAGGGAGCAACTGAAGTTCCTGAAATCTCTAGTGTTAATATGTCAAATCCTTATCGTCAATTAACTCCAATGCTATATGGAATAACCGTTTAGTATTATGGCAGTATCTTTAATAGCAGGATTAGTAAGAACGGCAGGATCCCAAGTTGCAAAGAAGGGAGTTAAAAGAATTGCCGTAAAAAAAACAAAATCTCTTATTAAGGATAAAGATAAAGTATCTAATAAAAAAACTGATAAATTATCAAAAAAATCAGAACTTACTTCATCAGAAGAAAATAAAATTGGACAACGTTCTTCAATATCTAAAGGGGGAGGTGAAGCAATATTAAGTTCTACTGGAACTTCAGGAAAACTTACAATTAAAGAAGCGCCAGATTCAAAATCTCAATCTGAACAACTTAAAATTAATGTAACTAATATTCATAAGTTTCTCGTAAAATCTAATAATCAATATACAAAAACTGAATCTCAGAATAAAAAACTAAGAAAAAGACAAGAAAGTAAAAGAAAACTTGGTCGAGAAGAAAAAACATTAGAAAAAAGAACTTCTCCTATTGGTAAGAGTGCAAAAAATGTAAAAAATGTTATTGCCTCTAGTGGTAGTATTTTTGATAAACTTTTTGAATTTATTGGTCTTATATTAACGGGAATTATAATCAATGCACTTCCTGCAATTATATCTAAAGTAAGAGAAATTGTTGATAATATTATAAACTTCTTAACTCCAATTCAAAGTGGATTTAATTTGATAATGGCATTTTTTACTGGTGAAATAGATGAAAGTAAATTTGATGCCGATAAAAAAAGACTTGATGATAGTTTAGAAAATATGAATCGTAAGGATGGAATAATTGATACAATTGCAAAGAAAGTAGGTCCTTTCGGTGGTCTTGTTAAACTTCTGAGACCGGCAATTAATTCTATGCGTAATGCAATTGGTGGCAAAAAAAAGGTTCTTGCAAAAAAAGATGGTAAGGAAGGAGTATTAGATACAGAAACAAATATATTTACCGAAAGACAATTTACTTCTACAGAAAGAAGGAGGAGGGATACTCAAAATGGAGGTGGAGGAAGCACACCTAATGCAGCAAATACACCCAATACTACTAATACTACTACCACTACTAAATTAAAAGCAGGACATTATTATTTTCCTCTTCCAAAAGGACGATATGCTGGAGCATCTGATCAAAAATTTGGTGCTTCTAGAGGTGGAGGAAGTAGAAGTCATGCAGGAATTGATTTGACAGAACAAGGACCATATGGTTCAAAACCAAACATTGATGTTGTTGCACTGGCAGGTGGAAAAGTTATGAGTCGTCAATATACTCCCGGAAAAGAATATTTGTCTGGAATGAGGATAGAAGGAAATGATGGGTATGATCAGAGATATCTTCATATGACTCCCATGTTATCAATTGGAGATTCTGTAAAAGCAGGTCAAAAAATTGGTGAGTTAGTTGATATGAAATATGTTACAGGGAACGAGAATGATACTCACTTACACTTTGAAGTATATAATAGAGGTAAAACAAGCCATTTAAGTCCTCATAAAATTTATCCGAAATTTTTTAAAGATCCAAATACTGCTCCTAGTTCTTTTGATAATAGAGCAAATGCGAGTGGAGGTAATAGGATTGTACCAGTTAAAAGGAATGAGAACATTGATAAAATATCTAATTCTGGAATGTCGGAAAATACTTCTACATATTATTATATTCAACCGGTTGATACTGTTC